GCTTCGGTCAGCAAGCACAGGGTGAGACAGGATGAGCACCTCTAAGGCGACAAGGCTTCTAGGGAGCACAAAAGCACGCTTACACAGCCCTTTATTGAAGGGTAAAAACTACGGTCAGGAAATCTCCGATCTGTCCGAGTCAATAGGCATACCCCTACTCCCCTGGCAACGCTGGGTGCTAGATGACATGACTACGGTAGATAAGGACGGTCGATTCGTACGTAAGACCAGCCTCGTGATGTGCGCTCGTCAGAATGGAAAGACTCACCTAGCGCGTATGCGTATCTTGGCTGGGTTGTACACATTCAAGGAAAAGAACATCGTGATCTTGTCCTCTAATCGATCTATGGCGTTAGCTACATTTCGAGAGGTTGCATCGGCTATCGAGAATCATCCTCACCTATCTAAAGAGATCAAGGCCATCCGTTATGCCAACGGTACAGAATCAATCGAGATGCTAGATGGCAGGCGATTAGACGTTGTAGCTGCAACTCGTGATGGATCGCGTGGTCGTACCGCAGATTTCCTATTCGCAGATGAGTTACGAGAAATTGGTGAGGAAGCATTCTCAGCATTCATCCCGATCACTAGAGCTAGACCTAATGCTCAGACTCTCCTTGCCTCTAATGCTGGAGATGCTTTCAGTACAGTGCTCAACTCCATGAGAGAGCGAGCCCTTGCTTCGCCGCCTAAATCCTTTGGCTTCTATGAGTGGTCTGCTCCCCAATTCTCCAAGATCAACGATCGTAAAGCGTGGGCAGCTGCTAACCCAGCCCTTAATTACACGATCTCAGAATCCAACATCGAGGAATCGATCGCTACTAGCTCTGTTGAAACTACTCGCACAGAGACGTTGTGCATGTGGATCAGCAGCTTGAGCAGCCCGTGGCCTAATGGATCTGTTGAGGCTTGCAGTGACAATTCCCTATCTATGTCCCCTGGGCCATTGACTGTATTTGCATTTGATATTTCACCATCTAAGCGAGATGCAAGTTTAGTAATGGGTCAGGTACAACCTGACGGAAAGATCGGCATGGCAGTGCTGGAAACTTTCCATAGTGAGGTTTCAGTTGATGAGTTATCAATAGCAGCTGCAATCAAGAAGTGGTGTGATCTCTACTTTCCTCGAGTTGTCTGTTTCGACAAGTACACAACTGCCTCAGTTGCAGCTCGCCTAGAGCGAAGTGGTTTGAGAGTGCAAGACATATCAGGGGCTACCTTCTACACAGCTTGCTCGGACTTCCATGAAGCTCTGTCTAATCATCGCCTGATCCATTCAGGTCAACAGCTACTCATTCAACATATGCAAAACTGTGCGGCCAAGACAACAGATCAATCATGGCGAATCGTTAGGCGTACTTCAGCTGGGCCAGTTGATATTGCTATTGGCCTTGCTATGGTTATTCACGTCCTAGCACAGCCAGTCTCTGAGGCTAAGGTTTACAGTTAGACACGCCGAGAGTAATCGGTTATTTCCTTGACAAGTGGCAAGCATTCGCCACATGGGATTACTAGAAACTTTTGGGCTGCGAGCCAGGGCTAACGCTCCTGTTGCACGTGTTTCTGCACAGCTAAATCCACCTGTCATGGATCAGCCCTTCGGTACTTATTGGGGCGCAGGTTCATACGGTGGATACAACAATTACGCCAATTCAATTCTTAGACAAGATGCTGCCTCAGTGCCATCTATTGCACGATGCCGCAATTTAATTGCAGGCACTATTGCAACAATTCCACTAGAGACTTACTCAAAGTCCACAGGTGAAGAATTACCTAACATGGTGTGGGTCGATCAACCCGACAAACGACAACCTCGAGAAGTTACCTTAGCGTGGACAATCGACTCACTCTTTTACTACGGCGTTAGTTACTGGCTCGTTGAGGAAGTTTATCAAGATGATAATCGTCCAGCGCGATTTAGTTGGGTTCAAAATGATCGCGTGACTGTTAAGTACGCAGCTAATAATTCTGTCGTTGATTACTACATGATAAATAATATCCGCGTACCTGAATCAGGTGTCGGTTCACTAGTTACATTTCAAGCGATGGATCAAGGCTTGCTGTTACGTAACCCTACGACTATTCGCGCTGCTATTGATGTAGAAAAGGCTGCTGCTATTGCTGCTCAAACTCCAATGGGTAGCGGCTATATTAAAAATACTGGTGCTGATCTACCTGACCAACAAGTGCAAGGCATTCTCAATGCGTGGAAGTCTGCACGTCAATCTAAAGCAACTGCATACTTAACAAGCACACTAGAGTTTAATCCCATTTCGTTTTCACCTAAAGACATGATGTATAACGATGCTAAGGCTTACCTCGCACTTGATTTAGCACGCGCGTGCAACATTCCAGCAACAATGATCGATGCAGAACTTATCCGTAGCAATACTTATCAAAATGTACTAGATCAACGTAAAGAGTTTGCTGCTTACACATTAATGCCATACATCTATGCGATTTCTTCCCGACTATCTATGGATGATTTAACTCCACGTGGACAAGAGATCCGATTTGCTATCGATGAAACATTCTTACGAGTAGATACAAAAGCACGACTAGAGACAACACAGATGCTTCTTGATATGGGTCTTATTGATATCAATCAAGCAAAAGAGATGGAAGGACTAACACCTGATGGAAACACAGACGGCGATGCTGAAACTAACGTTTAGTAGCGAGATAGAAGCGGCAGATATTCCACGTCGCATTATCGCTGGCGTAGTTGTACCGTTTAACAAAGTCGGCATGACATCTGCTGGCCCTGTTGTCTTTGAGCCTGGTTCAATAGCAATTCCAGATGCAACAAAGATCAAACTGCTTGCACAACACGACTCGACAAATCCAATCGGTCGCGCTCAAGGTTTTCAAACTAGCGATGAACAGATCACTGGATCATTCAAGATTTCAAGCTCTGCAACAGGAGAAGATTTCCTCATCCGTGCAAGTGAAGGACTCATTGCATCATTGTCTATCGGTGTTGAAGTAGTCGCATCAAAGCCAGGTAAAGACGGCACGTTGTACGTACAGCAAGCAATCATGAAAGAAGTTTCCTTAGTCGAATCCCCTGCATTTAGCGATGCAGTTGTAACTAAGGTCGCAGCTAGCGAAAGCGAAGCGGCACAATCCACAAACCCAACAACAGAAAGTGAGTCTGTCGTGACGACTGCTCCAGAAACTGAAACACCTGTTGAGGCAACAGAGGAAGCTCCAGTAGTGGAAGCCGCCGCTCGCCCAACAATCAAAGCATCAGCACCATATTTCACATCACCTCGTTCACCAATTACTTCTATGGGTGGCTTCGCACTTCACTCAATCAAGGCACAGCTTGGCGATGAGGACTCTGCAATCTACATAAAAGCAGCAGCAGACTCAACTTCAACTAACCCAGCTTTTAATCCACAGCAGTACCTATCCAATATGTTTGTAAGTAATACAAACTTTGGAAGAGCGGCAGTGGATGCGTGTACGAAGGCAACCCTGCCTGGTTCAGGATTTACAATTAATGTGCCTTCGCTTATTACTCCAGGACAAACTGCTCCAACTGTTGCTCTAACAGCTGAGTCAGCTGGGCCATCAGACACAGGAATGACATCTGCATACCAGTCATACACAGTTTCAAAGTACGCTGGACAACAGACAATCTCACTAGAACTTATCGAGCGAAGCGATCCAATTTTCATGGATCAATTGATGATCCAGCTTGAAAGAGCTTACTTACTAGCAACAGATGCAGCAGTAATTGCAGCTCTTATAGCAGGCGGTACAGCAGCTACAGCAACAGCAAACTCAGCAGCTGGTTTGATTTCATTCTTATCAAAAGAATCAGCATCGACATATGCAGGCACAAGCTACTTCGCTAAAAACGTAGTAATCGGCTCAGGTACTTGGGCAGCTGCAATGGGTTACACAGACACAACTGGTCGCCCAATCTTCAACACAACTACTCCAATGAACTCAGCAGGACAGATCGGCAACTCATCTATCCGCGGAAACCTTCTAGGACTAGATGCTTATGTAGATGTCAATGCTGTAGCTACAGCAGGTGCTAATAACTCAGCATTTGTAATTGCTCCAGAAGCTGTAACTATCTTCGAGTCACCTACAGCGATGTTCTCAGTCAACGTAGTCGGATCAATGTCAGTTAACTTGGCAATCTACGGCTACATGGCTCCAGCAGTGCTACAGGCAAAGGGTGTACGTAAGTACCTCACAGTATAAAAACTAAGCCACTAGGCAGGGTTTCTACAGCCCTTGAAGCCCTGTCTAGTCTTTAGAAAGGAATGATCGTGGCAGCAACGTATGTAACTACAGCTGAACTCAAGGCTAACTTGGGTATTGGCTCTCTTTACGCTGACTCGATCGTTGAGGAAGTGTGTCAGACAGCTGAAGATCTCATCAATCAATATCTATGGTTTGACTCTTATCCAGTTGTCGGTGCAGGCATTTACAATAATGTCGGAATGGTGCTTCTATCTGCACCAGCTACTTATGTCACAGGTCAGACCGTGACTTTAAGTGGATGCGGCTCAACCTATAACGGCTCACGCACAATCACGGGAACCTATCCATATACAAACGGATCAGTGACACTCCCCTACTACATCAACTTTCCTTTTAATTATTTCCAATTTCCTCGAGGCTTCTCGATGATTCAATTTGCACTGACACATGCAGATGAAAATTATCATCAAGTAATTCCATACGGTAAGGCTT